TGTTCTTCCCAACCAAGGAATATGTTCATCTAATGAAACAACACGATATCCAGTGTCAAATGGATGGGGACCGTATTTTCTGATCAACATATACTTGTCTTTGACATAATGCAAATTGATTAATTTCTGAGCAAAATGTCTATTAATCAAAACAGGTCCGTACCCAGTCCACCTATCTTTGGGAGATAGATAAAATTGAATATAATAATGAGATTCAAATCCCAATTGAACACAATCCCAATCATATGGGATTTTGTTCATAAAATATTCCCAGTCAAAATGCCAATATTCTATCAGATTTAAATCATAATCATCTTCAAAAAGAATTAAATGTTTTTCATCAGTAGTATCAAGCCAATGTTTAATTATCTCAAGAGTAGATAAAGTGATCGCAGCCACTAGTCTCTGGCTTCTCTTATTAATAGCTTGTGGAAAGTGCAACTTTTCTTTCCAACTATCATAATCATCAACAAGATACTTTGATGCGGAGAATCTTTTTACATTTGTAAGATTCCACTTATCAAATTGTTTTTCCATGTATCCCCTTCTATCTACTTCAGAATCTAGATTTAGATAGTAAATACTTGGAATTCCTTTTAGTTTATCAGACATACCAGGTAATAATAGAATAACGAGTTCCAGAAGTTACTGGCAAAATTTCATGGGGGAACATAAAGTTTGATGGGAACATTACAATAGATCCCTTACCACCTCTTATCAAGATTTCCCTATCAAAAAATCCAAACTCACCACCTTCGTAGTCATCATTAAGTAGGAAAGAACAACTTACGGATCTTTGTTGTTCTTTGAATGAATCTGTATGTTGAACATAAAACTGTCCGATATTATATCTCAATAAATTATATCCAGTATCAATATCAGAAGTAACATCTGGGAACAGTTGTCTATACGCATTGATTGCTTTTGAAGCACATTCATAGAATCTCTCATCCAATTCTCTTCTGAAATCAAGATTTTTCTCTACTACTACTCCTTCAGAAATATTGATAACGTCGCAATTTCTAATGTCCGGATTAAGACCAGTACCAGTTGTACTGGGAACCCAGTCATCACTATGACAATATTCATTTAAGATTGCATCACAAAGTTCTTCCGGAACCACATTGTCGAGAGTGAAGATATAATCTTCCAGACACTTTTTGCTCGTGTAAGTTGGAACAGTATTTTCAACTGGTTCTTTTTCTACTTCTTTTTCTTCTACTGGTTTAGTATCTTCCCTTTCTTTATCAAAATATGCATACCCACAATCCCCACGACTCCTAACATAATGCAAGAATACTTGCGTATAATATTCTCCACCATACTCATCCCTCCAATGTGGGGCTTTCTTACCCAGATAGACCATGGCTTCTCCAGGTTTCAGATCTACTTTAACTTCTTCACCAGATGGAGTTTCAATCCATATGGGCCATGACTGATCACCATGAAGATGAAGAGTCAAAGAGATTTCGCAAGCATCTCTATCAACATGTCTCTTTAAAACACTACCGTTTTTATAAATTCTAGCGTAACTATAAGTGGGAAGTACAGTTTCTCCAATTGCTTGGGAGATCTCTGGAGTCTTCTCACAAAGAAGTTCTAGAAATGGAGTATAGTTATAAGTAGAAAAAGAATTTGGAGCTTGTGGATCTCCATCTATGTCATTTTCTTTGCAATATTTTGTAAATTCAAAAGAAAGTTTCGAAGCTCTATCTTTTGAAATAAAATCGTGAAGAATAATATAATTATTCTCTTCTAAAGTTTTTTTCATAATTAAAAATTAAGTTCAAATTTCTTTTAAAAGTTCCTCAATATCGTAGAAAAGATCATCCTCTTCTTCTTGTTCAGCACTTGCCTCAGTATCTACATCATCCTCTTCGTCATCATCCTCTCTAGGAGTGTAAGACAAGTGTTCTCTATTGAAGTCAAGCATTGTTTCATGCATTCTCTCTTCCATTTCCCTCTGCATTCTAGCTGCAGCTTCTTCTTCCAGTCTTATAAACTCAAGTTCTTCGTCACGTTTTTGTTGCCACTGACTAAGGGCCTTCAAAAAAGAAACTACATTGTCTACACCAAAACTAGTTATTGGTAGCGGTTGATCAGGACCAACAAACTCAACCTCACCTTCTTCGGTTTCATCATCCCAATGAACAGCATGAATTACCTTACCATCAACTTCTGGGATCCAGGATAAATCAATTTCATGATAAGAAATGCCATCAACACCAACTACGCTGTCGCTGGGAATTAAATGTATTTTCATATCTTATTCTCCTGATTGAGATTCTGGTAATGTGTTAGTGTTCGTACTAGTTAAGGAAGTTACATTGACTGGCATAATGCCATTCTGTTGAAGTCCTTCAATATATAGTTGTCTATTCTCATTATTAGATTTTACAACTTCATTTCGGAAAGACTCTACTGCAGCACCAGTCTGCATCTGTTGTTGAGAATTTTCAATCTGCAACATAGGCATCCAAGCTACTGCACAAGACCAGTGATCAACCTCTTCTCCAGTATTTGGATTCATACCTCTAACGTGCATGTACCAAGAACACTTATGTTCTACGCAATCTTTTCTGATTAAAGGACAGAAAGTTCCAGGTTCATTGTTCTTTTTCATAACTCAGAAATAATATCTTATATTATAGAATAAATTAGTTAAAAACGCAAAGAATTATGTTCATGTATGTAATTCTCATATCAAAAGATCCTGAGAAGTTACAAGTTCCAGACCAAGGGTGGTTATGAGCTCCACCACCGCCGGTACTACCAGTATTTGGTGTAGAACGAGTCCAACCAGCACCACTACCTACGTCACCTCCACCAGGAGTCAGTCTAGTTGCATTGTTTGGGTGAGAGTGTGGTGCCATTTGAGGAGAACTCAACGTATGATTACCAACACTACCACTCATAGGAACACCAGGTTGAGACACTGGCCTAAGAGACGTTGGAAATATACTACTGAATGCAGTAGAACCTCCTGTTCCACCGCCGGTTCCACTTACAACTCTAAGAGCATAATCATTGTATGCGGTAGATTTTGTCCATCCAGTGGGAGCCGAGGCTTGAAAAAATACCGATGCAGATGATTGTGGAATAATTCCGTAGTAAGAATTTAGAGTAGTATTATCACTAAATCGTACTCCAGATGCTGTTAAACAAGCCATATTTTATATACTCTAAACGGCAACAATGTTGAAGTATTTATCCATCGAAACTGCAGACAATTACATTCATATATCGAACTCCCAAACTGAAGGTAGTATTGACTGGCCCAGATGCGGAAACGGGGTGGTTGTGAAAATTATTAGGAGAGACAGAATTGTTGCCTGTACTAGCAGCATTTCTACTCCAACCAGAAGCTCGTGTCAGATCTCCACCATTCCACCCAGTAAATTGACCCGCTGGATTATATAATGCGGGGACAGCACTAACGACAAATCTACCAGGTTGATTGTGAAGGTGTGAAGGAATCATTGGGGTAGTTAGTGCTCTATTACCAGATGCTGTGGTTGTAGTAATAGTTCCTTCATATTTAAAAGTTGGACTACAAACCGTTGTGAATGGTTGAGTGCCGCCAGATCCACCACCAGTGCCAGACACAAGTCTTAAAGCTTTATTATTATGGGTTGTCTGTTTAGTCCATCCCGTAGGAGCTGAGGCTTGGAAGAACACCCAGTCAGTTCCTGTTGGGAAAATATCTCTCCTAGAAGCCATTGTAGTGCCATCACTAAATGATATTCCAGATGATGTTAAATATGCGGCCATGACTTACTTAGAGATATTGACTATATCTTTTGAGTATTTATAACTCAACATCCCTCCTCTTTGTTGAACTTCTTGCGACACTTCTTCACCTCTTTAAGTTCATCCTTGATCATCTGATAAGCATCTTCAGCAGAAATACGTCGGGACATTTCCATGGCAGTGATAACCTCAACACGAGTGCCAAAGTGTTTAAGTGCTTCTTCAAAACAATTTAGTTCTTCATACATCGATTTTATTCTCTGCTAGGATATCTATACGAGCATCAAGAGAGTTCCATGCCTCATACAAAGCATTACTTTGAGATACGTTTTCTTCTTCCAACACTTTGACTCGGTTTTCAAGTTCTTCCAATCTTTCAAGAATAGAATTTATCGGTGGTTCTTCCTTAACTCCCCACTTTTCAAAGAACCAATAAGGATTGGTCTTCATTTTTTATCGTTAGTATTGTTTTCTTCTACAGTTCTCCAATATTTGGCAAGGGCTTGAGTAGTCTCCTTAGTCTCTTCCCACTCCCAAGTATCACCAGATTTTACAACGAATGTTCTCTTAGTCATAGTTTTATTCGGTAAGTTCACCCCATAGTATAATACATGTTGGTTATTTTATCAAGTCTTTGGTTTAACTTTAATAATATCCCAAATTCTTTGGAACTCCGGAAAAGTTTCCATAACGTTTTCATTTCTTATCTTATCAAACCTTCTCATTGAATCTAAGAACTGGGGTAGTAATTTTATTTCTTGGTACAAATCAATATAAGTAAGAAGACTTTTATAAAAACTGATAGATCTTTTTGCCTCATTGGGAATTAAGAACTCTTCAATGTGTTTTCTTATATTTTCTTTTGCTTCTTCTTTTGTTTTTTTATCTAGAATCCAAACTGTCTGTTCTCTTGGAGTCTGCATAAAGTTAAGAAAAAAGAAATCAACATCTTTCATCAAACCACTATTATAAAGTTCCTGATGTAACTTAGTGACTTCAAATATATTCAAAGCCTGTACGGTACAATCAAAATGTATCTGGTGGGTTTCCTCTCTGTCCTTATACCTTTCTCTAAATTGTTTGGCATGAGACACAAACCTTTCCCAATTAAATCCTTTTCGAATTAGTTCTCCTCTAGAACCAATACCATCAACACTGACATGAAGTTGAACTTCATTGGTAAACTTATCCCAGGTGTCAAAAATATGTCTACCTTTATAAGAAAGATTACTGAAATTACTATTATAAGCTAGAGTAACTTTATCGTTTCTACCTAATTCAATAAGTTTATCTAAGATTTTCCAATGTTCATCAATGATTAGGGATTCGCCACCAGAAAAATATAGACTGTCTACCATTTCAATGTATGGTTCAACCTCTTCATATGTTTTTTCTGCAGCATCCCATCTACCAGAAACCTTACCAAAGACCTCTTGTTCCCAACTAGAACTCGATGTCCAATGACACATTCTACATTTGAAGTTACACTTACTACTTAACTTCAAATCCCACCAGATAAATCCTGGTGTGTTTACGGTATAGTCATCATTAGTATCGTATACAAGTTCCTTATACCGACGAAAGAGATCGTGATTGAAGTCCTGTCTCAAAGAACTCTTCCCTGCTGATTGATTGTTATAACATACCTGGCACTCTTTGCGGGGAGTACCGTTTACCATGTCCTCACGAAATTTTCTTATGGGTTCATCGTTCCAAATTTCCCATAGAGACTTTTCTTTTATATCACCGTAAGTATATTCAGAAACACAACATGGTTTAACTTCACCATCTTGCCTAATATCTAATGCCAACCAAGGGGCACAACAAAAAACTTCACCTCTTGGTTTTATCTTTCTCTTATCAATCATCAGTCAAAAACCTTTTCAGTTCTGGAAAAACTTCTAGAGAATTTTCATTTCTTATGATATCCAATCCATGCATATACTTTCTAAACGTTGGAATCAGATGTTCATTTTTATCAGCAGATAAAAGTTTCAGAACAGACATGTATTGATTGATCGACTTATTTGCTTTTGCAGGTACGAGATAATTCTTGATATGATACTTAATTTGTTCTCCCAATACTTTTCTAGCTTCGGAATCCAATAAGGTAATAGACAAGTAATCGGGCGTATGTAGAAGACATAGATTGAAGTCATCCCAATCCTTGATTATTCCACGCATATAAAACTCTTTATGTGCATCAATAAAGTGAAAACTATTCAATATCTGTACAACACAGTTAATTGATAGTCTCTGATTTGGGAATTTACTTCTAAGATTTTTATAATTATCTAAGAATCTCTGCCAATCAAATCCTTTTCTAATCAACTCACCTCGTTTTTCTATACCATCACAACTTATTTGAATTGCTAGATTTGGAAATTGTTTCCACAACTCAAGAACATCATAATCTTTATATTTTAGTGTACTAAAGTTTGTATTGTATGATATTCTAACTTCCCTATTTCTACCCCGTTGAATTAAGTTATTCAAAATTTTGTAATGGTGGTCTGCAATTAGAGGTTCTCCTCCAGCAAAGTATACTTCTTCAACAATATCATATAATGGTTCAACATCTTCAAGAACTCCTTGTATATCAACCTGTGGATACTCTCCAGGAATATCAAACTCTTTTCGCATTTCCTGTTCCCAAGAACTACTGTATCCAGGTCCACAC